AGTATATTCATTCTGCGATTATATACTCATCTGCACTACTTGCACTTACGGCTGACCCTAGATTTATTCGTAACCATGCTGAACCATTGTCCAATGCCAGGCAGGGACTGCCACCATCTCCATTTGTACAATACACTACTTTGCCAGCAGTTCCAGCAGAAGGCAGATCCGCAACTGCAAAACTCTTTAGCACTACTGTTGTATCGGTTACGCTTGGTACTGTGACTGTTGGTTCGCCCAATTGATTTAAATTTGCAGCCGAAATGTCTACCCCGGTTGCGTATGTAAAACCACGAGTTACTGTACAGGTAATTGCCATTATGCCACCTCACGTCTTGCATTTGCTCCTACGCCTATAGCTTCCAAGCTAACATGTCTAAAGCTCGGTCTGCCTGCTGTGACATTGATTTCAATTTCCGCACCATACCCACGGGTACGCCCCGTACCAAAGCGGAAGAGTGCTTCTTCTGTGCCATCTGCGGTATGGCTTAATACTGTGGTACTAGAGTCTGGATCAAGCGTGTTGACCTTAATGTTAAATGCATCTGCATTAACTGTGTTTGCACCCAACTGTCCACGCTTCCAACTTTTCACGCTAATATCTCCAAAAGTGTATGAGCGTGTGACAAGCTTGCCTGCAATTGCAGTTGTGCCTGACTCGCTTGTACTGCCTATCTTGCGTCCGCTATCATCAATGGAGTTTTCTTCCATTAAGTACCAACCTGTTTTGTTACCTGCAAATAGTCTGCGTCTTGTTGGGTTGCTTCCATGCGAGCAGATTACCCAATCATCCACATGAAATGCCACACTTCCTGCTAGGGCAGGGTAGGAGTCAACACTAGTCCATGTGCTTGTAAGTAGGTTAAATACGAAAATCTTATTTGCCACTGTTGAACTACCTGTGGGTACTGCAAGGTAGTATTTGTTGTCATACACGATACCACATGCTTTGTCTGCTGCTGCGTAATTAACCTCATCGAATTGATCTTGTATAGGTCTAGTCATGGGTATGGTTTCACCACTAACTTTACTTATAGCTACTCCAAGTCCCTTGGCAGGGTCTGTACCTGGTGACAAGACGATGACCCCATTATCTGATAAGAAGAATGTTTGTGGCCCAGACTGTGCAATTGATTTGCGCGCCACACATCCATGCTGACGGGTAATCTCGTAGGTATTTGCTGCGGAGGTAGTGGCAATGTTATTTATCATGTGAATGCTATTACGCATAAACACGATTAACTGATCTTCTTGGTAAGGATAAAAGCCTACAAGAAAATCTGCACTTCCTTTGTTTATTCTAAATTGTGATTCAGCAGCGTAGTAATTATCTGTGTCCAACAAGTCAGACATAATAATAGAATAGTTACTATCTGTGGGTTGTGGGATGATTAAGCGATTACGAAAGAATACACCATAATCTGTGTTTGGACATTGTATGCGTCCAGCACCTGGGCTTCCATTTGCTTTTACTACAAAGTCATTGCTTACATCTCCATCCCATTCAAGTGGTGTTTTATTCTTACCACGAAACAAGATGAGTTTTTCCAATGCCTGCACGAAGCTCGCGCCATCTGCCGTGGCCACAACTTCACTGCCTGGATAATCAATATCGATGCCTGAGTTGTTTGCATCATTCCATAGGATTACTTTATCCTTGGTTGCAACTACCACATATTCATTTCCTGTTGCAGGATCGGAGTAAAGTGTGGATGCAAATACCATCTCATTCGTGCCATTATAGCTAAGTGTAACTGCGCCTGCCAAGAAATCTATACCCTTGCGTACCTCGGCAAGATCACCAATCAAGCGCATATTCTCGCTTGTCTGTACAAAGCCCGGTTCTAAACTTGTTGCTTCTTTATAGGAATCAATGCCACGAAATCCACGATCTCCTTCTGTAAGAACTTGGTCATCTAGTCTGCCTGATGTACGATACCTTGCCATTCACTTCTTCTTGATTTCTAGGTAGAGTTTTCTACCCATGTAAATAATGGTGATGACACCTGCGATGCATCCAAATAAATCATCTAGATGTGACAGACCAAAGGTGGCAACTGTACCACTCATGCCAAGAATTGCAGTGCGGTCTATCATTAGAAAAGCCAATCTAATATGATAATGCCAACGACTAGTCCGGCTAATATGGTTATCATTTGAGCTTTTTTCGACATATCCAGAAACTTGTCTCTTAGTATTTCTAAATTTCTCATGTGCTTTTAGAAGGAGGTTTTACGGGGAATGGTGCGCGAGTTTGATGTTTGATTGCTTCAGTTTGGGAGCATTTACGAGCAGTTCTTTTTGCCACGAATATTGGAATGGCGAGGTAGCCTCCAAGGAGGATTGCTGCACCAATTAGGATGTTCTTTATGGTCGATGTGAATTTCTCAAAGCCTGACTTGTGACTTTCCATGCCCTTTGCCACTAACTCGCTCACATCTCCGTGTGTGAGTAAATCAAGTTTTTCTTCTGCTTCGATGAGGGCATCTTTGTTCTTTAATGCTTCACCAGCTAGTACGCCAGCACCAGCAGAGAGTCCACCTATTACAGGGCCACCAATCGATCCGGCAGCACCACCAGCCAACCCTCCCACTAGAGGGTAGGTAGAGCGAAAATTGCACCCGGTGAGGCATATCGCCAATACTATTATGGCGGTGTAGATCACGCTAGAGTTACACTTTTAATAACCGCATCCGAAGCACCAGCAGTTGTAGTCGCTATGTACAGTTTAAAAGTGTCAGTAGCAAAATACATTTCGCCTGTTGTGGCTTCTTTCTGAAACTTCGTCTTATTAGCATCCGTCCCCGTCTTAACAGCGATGGAGTAATCCTTCCGTCCTAACTTTTGCTGTGCCATGACTACTTAGCTTGCTGTTCCTGCATTAATGCAAGGAGAGGATGGGCGGAGGCGAAAGTCATTGTTTGCTGAGTCTACGAATAATGGGTCTGCAAATACATTGTTTGTACCTCCTGACGCATTAAAAGTGATATCAAATTGGAAAAAACATGAGTTGTTCATCTCAGCCGATAACGATCTTTCAGTAATGAGTACAGCATGACTTGCGTCATCGGACATAAGAATGTTATTTTGTGATATAGTACAAAAGGCAAATGAATTTCCATTTGCCAAACTAAAATAAAAAGTCCCTGTACCACATTGTAAATTGAGTGTATTTCCTGAAAATTCAGCTAAATTTCCCATATTGGCCTCGAAATAATCACCACTACTTCGGGTTATATTTAATAAATTATTCTTAAATTTTGAGTTACCAGAACTATTGGAAGCCTTTAAGAAATTGGCAACAGGCACTCCTGTTGAAGTAATTATTTCATTACCTTCAATACTACCATCTCCTAAATTCGCTATAGTAAAACGACAGTCGATAAACTTAAAATTTTTTACATTTATACTACTAGTATTACCTGTGTCCCCTACTTTGAATTCACGCACTGTCCCACTTGAACTACTTTTTACTACTGCACCTTTAAGATTTAGAGATTGGTAGGTAATATTATTACCACTAGAACCAACTCCGTCCCATGTTGTTGTTCCAGTTAGGGAGTAGTCTCCATCCGTAAACAGAATAGTCCCTCCACTTCCAGCCGCAGTTTCTGCTGTTGCCAATTCGCTATAAAAATAAGGTGCAGCTAATGTTCCTGACCCCGACCCTGTTCCTGGTTTAATATATACTGTTGCCATAATTTTTGTTTTTTAAGTTTTAAGAAATTGTTCCACCCGATATTAAAAGTGGTGCTGGGTTTGCTCCAATATCGGGAGCGTTAAAACCTTGTCTGGCGGGTAGTCCATTTGCTCCTAAAGCATCTGAATCTCCTGTTATAAGTGAGTAAGTTCCTGATGTAGTTGTAATTTCAATGTCAGGTTCTGTGGCATCTTCTTTAACCGATACACCTGTTGTAATTTCTTCTCTCAGACTTGGTTTATTAAGAAAAATTTTTGCAGAGTCAGAGTTAACTAAAAATTCTAAGTTGCCACTAGCATCCGCAATAACCATGACTGACTTACTTGGATTGTCCGTGACCAAGAATGATTGATTAGGAAACGCTCCAATGTGTGGATTGTCTGTGCCTCTTAACTCTGCGTCTCCAACTACAACATCTTGAAACGAACAAGTCCCATCTCCATCTTCTCGTAAGAATTTAGTAGCTCCTGTTTCTCCTGTTGATAAGACTGCTGTGCCTTCGACTGAACCTGCTGGCAAGTTAGTTAATTGCGATCCGTTAATCGCTGGTAAACCAACTGCATCTAGTACGACTACATTCCCATTTGATGTGCCTGTGTTTGCAACTGCCGCTGTACCTAGTCCTAAATTAGTCCTACTTGTTCCAGCATTCGCCACATCAGATAAATTATTGGATGCGAGTAGATCGCCCTGTGGAGCGGCGGCTACCAGGTTGGCAACTGTTACCTTTTTAGTAGTTGCAGTTCCACTTACATCAACGATGGGTAAAACATCATCTGTGGCAGGTGTTGCCCCTAAAGCAGGTAATGCGGTTATCTTTTTATTAGCCATTTTATAATTGGGTTAAAATTCAAATTCTAAATAAAATCCATCCTCGGTCTGCATAAACGCACCTGCCTGTGTAAGTATTACAAGGTTTGGCCCAAAGGGTGGAGTTCCACTTCCTGTGCCAGCGCGTCCAACGCTAAGATTAAGATCGAGTGTGAGTGCCATTAAATGTTGTACGCTATGACTGCACCACTTGTAAGTGTTATGGAACTTATGTTTCCATAAATCGCAGTATTTGCAGATAGTGTGGTTGCATCTTGCCCGGTGCAAATGTCAGACAAGTTTTCAATATTACTTGTTATGCTCGCAATAACTGTGTCTTCCGTTGCAAGTACCGCAAAAAATTTACCTGCGTGTGCCGCATTATCATTGATGTAAATTCCACCATTTAGTCCTAAACCTCGATATTCTGATGCCATAATATTTGTTCCTTCTATGCCGAACTAACGGCAGTTGTTCCGTACGTAATAAATTGTATTGGGGTTGATTGCCCCTCCTGTCTTTCGAGTTTGTCTAACTCGCTTTGTAAAATTGATTCACTTTGTTGATAGATAACTTGTGCCTTGTCTGTCTGCCCGTCTGCTTGTAACCAATCCCCATATGCTCCAATCACCGCATACTCGCTGAATACATATGGGAAGTCTGT